CTGGTTCAGCAGGTAGCGTGAGTTCTAAGTCGAGTGATATAAATAACGCAAAAAAGCGTCTTGCACAAACTGGAAGCGTCAGAGATGCCGCATCCCTTTTCGAGAAATTTATTTAAGGAATTATCATGGCTGCTATTACAAACACCTACACCCGCTTTGATGCGAAGGGTGTTAGGGAAGATCTTTCAAATGTTATCTATCAGATCTCTCCAGAAGAGACTCCATTCATGTCTAATGTTGGTCGTGAGAACGTCACCAACACATTCTTTGAGTGGCAAACAGATGACCTCGCTGCCGCTATCACAACTAATGCTCAGATCGAGGGTGATGACATCACTTCTTTCACAGCAGCAACTGCTACAGTTCGTTTGGGTAACTACACTCAGATTAGCCGTAAAGATGTAATCATTTCTGGCACGTTGGAATCTGTTGATAAGGCAGGTCGTCGCTCAGAATTGAGCTATCAAATGGCTAAAAAATCCGCAGAAATTAAGCGTGACATGGAGGCAACAATGCTGGCTAACCAAGCCGCTACTGCTGGTTCTACATCCGCTGCCCGTAAGACTGGTGCATTGATTGCTTTCTTGAAGACCAATACCAACGAAGGTACTGGTGGTTCTGATCCTTCTTACACAACCATTCCTGATGCAGCTCGTACAGACTCTACAGCAGGTAACTTGCGTTCATTCAGCGAAGCATTGCTGAAAGACGTAATCCAGAAAGTTTGGACAGAAGGTGGTTCACCATCTATCGTTATGGCTGGTCCTGTTAACAAGCAGAACTTGTCTAAGATGGCTGGTATTGCTGGTCAGCGTTTCAATGTTACAGGTCCTAAGCCTTCAACAATCATCGGGGCCGCAGACATTTATGTTAGCGATTTTGGTAACGTGAGCATTGTTGCCAACAGGTTCCAACGTGATCGTGATGTTTTCGTGCTTGATCCTGAGTACGCAAGCGTTGCTTATCTGCGTCCCTTCCAGACAGTTGAACTGGCTAAGACAGGTGATGCCGAGAAGCGTATGCTCTTGTGTGAGTGGGGCTTGAAAATCAAGAATGAGAAAGCTCATGGAGCTGTCTACGACTTGAACACTACAATTCAGACTTAATCTGAAATGCAAGGGGTGGGCTAATAACCCACCCTTTTTTTTATGACTACAAAAATCTTTGACACCAACCTAGAAATGGGAACCAAGAAGCTTTGGCATTATGATGAAGCCAAAGATGAGGCAACCATTCAGACGATTATTGATGCTACTGATGTAGTAGAAGCAAACAAAGAACGATTTAATTCGTTTGATGAGAAGGCTAATTGGAAGGGCGATATACACCATGTTGCATCCATTCCGATGGCTTTGTATTATCAGATGAAAGCAGAAGGTAAGCTTGATGACCAAGCCTACATGAAACGATGGCTCAATGACCCTGATAATCGTGCATTTCGCACAAGACCTGGAGAAGTTTAATGGATAGTAAGACCATTGGAATTTTGATTCCAACACGGGACTTTGTTAATGCTGGATTTGCTTATGATTTAGCCCGATTAGTTGGCTTTACTGTAGGCACAACAAACCATAAAGTAGTGATCTACACTAGTTCTGGAACACTACTATCCTCACAACGTCAGGACTTAGCCAGAGATGCAGTTAAAGCTAATTGCACTCACACAATGTGGTTAGATAGCGATATGAGGTTTCCAAAGGACATGATTATTCGTCTATTGGAAAGAGATAAGGGAATTGTTTGTGGAAATTATGCCAAGCGCAGATTTCCTACAGAGCCTATTGCGGTAAAGAAAAATACTCCAGATATGGATGCTTTATTTGTCAATAGAGTATATACTGAGGACGATTCAACAGGACTTGTTGAAGTAGACTACTGCGGAATGGGCGTAATGCTTGTTAAAACCGAAGTCTATAAATCTATGGAATATCCTTGGTTTGCTATACCTTGGGTTCCTATTGCGGAAGACTACATTGGTGAAGATGTATGGTTTTGCCGTAGAGCCGCTGAGAACGGACACAAAACATTTGTTGACCAAGATCTTTCTAAAGAGATCTTTCACATTGGCACATTTGAATACAAACATGAGCATACATTAATGTGTAGGGATGTAGAAAATGGCACTTGATACTTTTAGCGGATTGAAAACAACCATTGCTGATTATCTGAATCGGGATGATTTAACGTCTGTCATTCCTTCATTTATCACTTTGGCAGAAGCTAAATTTAATCGTAAGTTGCGTGTTCGCCAGATGGTCAAACGTGCGACTGCCACTTTAGATACTCAGTATTTTGCCTTCCCTTCTGATTTCTTACAGGCTAAAGAGTTCCAACTGAATACAAATCCAATTACATATCTTCAGTATGTGACTCAAAATCAGGGTGATTACGGCTCACAGAATAATTACATTACTGTTGGCAGACCTCAGTTTTATACAATTATTGGAACTCAGATAGAAGTTATCCCAACACCTGATACTGGTTATACAGGTGAATTAACTTATTATGGTAAGATTCCTGCGTTAAGTGATGCAAACACAAGCAACTGGCTCCTAGCTTATGCTCCAGACTTGTACTTGTATGGTGCGCTAGTTGAAGCCACACCATACTTGAAAGACGATGAGCGTCTTGCCACATGGAGTCAGTTATATACCAACTCCTTGGGCGACATAGAAATAGCAGATCAAAGGGCATCTGTTGCTTCTACTCCGATTGTTCGTGCCCGATCTTTGGGGTGATATATGGCTGGTTCATTTACAGATTATCTTGAGGACAAGATCCTTAAACACGTTTTCACTAACGTAGCATATACCTCGCCTACAACTTTGTATGTTGGCTTGTTTACTACTGCGCCTACTGATGCTGGTGGTGGAACAGAAATTACTGGTATGGGATATGCCCGTAAGACCGCTGCTTTTACAGTAAGTGGAACAGGAACATTGGCGACAAATACATCAGCCATTGATTTTGATGCTGCTACTGGAACTTGGGGAACGATTGTTGCCATTGCAATATTTGATGCCATAACATCTGGCAATATGATTGCCTTTGCTGATTTGACAGCAAATAAAACCATTGCAACTGGTGATATTTTGCGTATACCTGCTGGTGATTTAGACGTTACATTGAGTTAATTATGGCATTAGTAATTGCTGATCGTGTAAAGGAAACTACTACTACGACAGGAACGGGTACGCTTACCCTTGCTGGCGCAGCTACTGGTTTCCAATCTTTCTCGGTTGTTGGCAATGGAAATACTACTTATTACGCAATAAGCTCAAGTGGTGGAAGCCAATGGGAAGTTGGAATTGGCACATATACATCTTCTGGTACTACATTAGCACGAACAACAATTTTATCCTCTTCAAGTGGTGGATCTGCTGTTGATTTGTCAGCAGGTACAAAAGATGTATTTGTATCTTATCCAGCAAGTAAAGCTATTTATAGAGACAATATGCTCTCTTATTTGCAAGTTACTGACTTCTCAGGTTCTCAAGTAAATATATCTGTTGCAAATGGATATTTGCCTGTATTAACATTTGGTGGTTCAACAACAAATGTTGGCATAACGTAAGGATTTTTATGGCAGCGAAATACCCATTAGTTCTTAGCGGAACAACAATACAAGAGCTTCAAAGTGGTGACACGGCTAATTTGCCTTCAGGTCAACCATTGACTAACCCTGCGGTTACAAACTACACAGAAACGGCTTTTACAGCCAATAGTTCAACTGCAATCACATTAGCATTGACAAATGGCACAGTACAGATCATTACATTAACAGGTACTGCAACTATTACCATGCCAACAGCTACTGCTGGTAAGTCTTTTATTTTGTTTTTAAAGCAAGATGGAACTGGCTCACGAACAGTTACTTGGTCAACAGTTAAGTGGCCTGGTGGTACTGCACCAACAATTACCGCAACTGCAAGCAGACAAGATATTTATTCTTTTTTCGCTGATGGCACAAATTGGTATGGTGTTAATGTTGGTCAGAACTATACGCCATAAGGACTGAAATGTTTGCAGCAAGTAAAACAGATTCAGTCTCTGGTGGTCCACCAGATGATAAGTTTAACTATGTCTCCATGCTATTACATGGCGATGGGACTAATGGCGCACAGAACAATACATTCTTAGATAGTAGCGCAAGCCCACTTACCATTACCCGCAACGGCAATACAACCCAAGGTTCTTTTTCGCCTTATGGGTCTAATTGGTCTAACTTCTTTGCTGGTTCTGATTATTTAACATTGGCATCAAATACAGCATTTAATATATTTGGCGGAGATATGACTGTTGAATGTTGGTTCAATGCAACCTCTTTAACAAACTCGCCACATTTATTTGCCTTTGTTCAAGATGCATCAAATAGAGAATCTATTTATTTTAATAGCGGTGCATTGACTTTTTACTCTTCAAGCGGTGCTGGAAGTGGTAATAGAATTGCCACGGCAACAATATCTACAGGAGTTTGGTATCACTATGCTCTTGTAAAAAGTGGTTCTACATTTACCGCTTATTTAAATGGTGTTTTAGTAGGGACATCCACGACAACACAATACTCTACAGCAAATCAATCATTACAAATTGGAACTTACAACAGCGGTGGTTATGCTGGTGATAATTTTAATGGTTACATGAGCAATGTGCGAGTGGTCAAAGGCACTGCGGTTTACACAAGTAGTTTTACACCAAGTACAACGCCACTTACAGCAATTACAAATACCCAATTATTAACTAGCCAATCAAATCGCTTTGTTGACAATAGCGCAAGCCCTTTAACTATTACCCCTACAGCCACAAGCGTTCAACGCTTCAACCCATTTGGTACTTCTACCGCCTACTCCACAAGCGTGATTGGTGGGTCAGGATACTTTGATGGGACGGGGGATTATCTCAGCACTTCTGGAAACACCTCTACTGCAATGGGGACGGGTGATTTCACTTGGGAAGTGTGGGTATATATTTTGGGAGTTAGTGGGTATCAAGATTTGATTGATTCACGGCTTGGCGGAAACGCCTCCAACGATGGCTTTGCTTTAGCACTTGATACAGGAACGCTCACGCCTACAATTTTTACAACCACAGCGGTTCTGGCGTCTTCAGTAAACTTAACTATAAACGCATGGACACATGTTGCACTTACACGAACAGCAGGGGATTTAAAAATTTGGATAAACGGCGTGTCAGCAGGAGTTGTTGGTAACAGCACCAACTTATCCAATCAATCTGTTTCATTTGGCGCTAGTGCGGCTGGTTTCCCCGTTAACGGGTATATATCGAATATCCGAATGGTAAAAGGCACGGCGGTCTACACCAGCACATTCACGCCACCTACCGCACCTTTGACGGCGATCAGCGGGACATCATTGCTTCTTGGTATGACCAACGGCGCAATCTTTGACAACACCATGATGAACAACTTAGAAACTGTGGGTAACGCACAGATTTCTACAAGTGTTAAGAAGTATGGAACAGGGTCTTTGGCGTTTGATGGGTCGGGTGATAATTTAAGGTTTCCAAAACTAGGAATTCTTGGTTTTGGTACAGGAAACTTTACTGTTGAATGTTGGTTGTATCCTAATGCAAATCAAGTTAGTTATTCTCAGATTCTTTATAAGGGGGCAGATGATACGTTTAACTTTGGATTCATGCCTGGAACAACAACGCTTCATTTTTATTCTTTAGGATTTATTATTACTACAACCACAGCCTTGACTATTGGGGCATGGAGTCATGTTGCGCTTGTTAGAAGTGGTACTACGTTAACAATTTATATTAACGGAACTTCTGCTGGTTCTGCAACATGGGCAAATGATGTAGTTGATAATTTTGGAAGTATTGGTTTTTCACCTGCTGTATCTGGTTATTATTATGACGGCTACATGGATGACTTCCGCATCACCAAAGGCTATGCCCGATACACAGCAAACTTCACACCGCCAACAGTAGCGTTCTCAGATACAGGTCCATATTAAGGAATATCATGCAAATTGCAATTTTGACAAGCCCCATTACAGTTGGCGATTATCGTGAACTGTTTAGCAATACATCATTTTCATCTAGTGGCCCAAGTGATGAATTCTTAACTGCCAACAATGCAAAGAAGGTCAATGCTTTTAAAGCACATGACAGACTCACTCAGAAATTGGTTTCATGCTCTGCCTATGACGATGGTGAATTTGTTTCTGTTGTTCAAGTAATTGATATGAGTGCTGAAGAAATCCAAGCTAGTAAAGATTCAGCAATGGCTAACATTCGTGGTCAGCGCAACCAGTTGCTCAAAGATTGTGATTGGACTCAGATTCCTGACTGCACGATTCCTAAAAAGTCTGATTGGACAACCTATCGTCAGACTTTGCGTGATCTGCCAAGTACGATTACAGAGCCTAGAACATTTACTGATTGGCCTCATAACCCTGATTGGGTTCAATTTAACTATAATGGTTAAAAATCATGGAAAACAAAATTGTTCTTACTGATGAGCAACTAGAAGTTTTAGTTGAGAAAGTCACTGAAAAAGTAATAGAAAATGTTTATATTTCTATTGGTCAAAGTATTGTCAAAAAGTTCTTTTGGATTGTTGGTTTAGGAACAGTAGCTCTTTTTGCATGGTTATCTGGTAATGGACACTTGAAATAATGTTTGGAATAAGCACATTTTCTGAAGTACCATTTTCATCACTTTCGGGTGGTGCGGTACTCAATGCGGCTGCTGATGTAAATAGTGTTTCTTCTGTATCAACAAATTCAATTGGAATTTTTGTTGTTTCAGCAACTCCAACTAGTGAATCTACAGTTTCTTGTGCAGCAATAATTATTAAATCTGCCCAAGCAGAAATAGTATCAACTAGTACTGTCCAAGCTTCTGCTGTATTGGTGATTTCATGTTCGGCAAATGTAGATTCAGTTTCTACAGTTTCTTGTGCGACTAGTTTAACAAGAGGTGTTAGTGCATTTATAGCTGGAAATACTGTTATTACAATTTCAGCTATTTTGAAATGGGAAGATACTGCACTAATAGCAGAATCATGGACAGCAATTACAGATCAATCTGAATCTTGGACAGATAGGTCAGACCAATCTAAGAATTGGACAAACGCATCAGATCAATCTGAGTCTTGGACTGCTATAACAGACCAATCCGAGACTTGGGCAGTAACAACACAATGAGGTAAATATGGCAGATACAACAACCACAAATCTAGGTCTTACAAAGCCAGAAGTAGGTGCATCAAGTGATTCTTGGGGTACTAAGCTAAATACAGACTTAGACCAGATTGACGCTTTGTTTGATACTGGTCCATATCTAAAAATTGCAAAAGGTGGAACTGGTGTTGGAACTGCGGCTGATGCTCGAACGGCTTTTGCTGTGCCAGGTACTGCTGTTAACAATACCTATACTGGCAAGCAGACATTTACTGGATCAACTACTGCCATTGGCACTAAGTTTGTTAATGCTTTAGAGACAATTACCATTTCTGCTACTGCTGCTACTGGCACGATTGCTTTTTACGCAACTACTCAGTCAGTTCTGTACTACACAAGCAATGCTTCTGCCAATTGGACTATCAATCTTACTGGTGCAAGCACTCCTGTAACTCTTAACACTTTGATGGCAACAGGTGAGTCTATTACTGTTGTCCACATGGTTAAGCAAGGTTCTACTGCTTACTATAACTCTAGTGTTCAAGTAGATGGAACAACAAGTGGCGTTACTACTGTTTGGCAAAATGGTTCAACCCCATCAACTGGAAGTGTAAATTCTATTGATGTTTACTCATACACAGTTGTTAAAACTGGATCATCTGCTTTTACAGTTTTTGCCGTACAAACTAAGTTTGCTTAATCATGCCAATAATCAGTACATTAGCATCCTCGTCAGCTAGGGGTTTTGGGTTTGGATCAGGCTTTGCCGAACAAGAATATACCGCCCCTGGCACTTACTCATGGACTGCGCCAGCAGGTATTACTAGCGTTTCTGTTGTTTGTGTAGGCGGTGGTGCTAGTGGTGCTGGTCAAGGTCAAAATAATGGTGGTGGTGGCGGTTTAGGATATATAAATAATTATTCAGTAACGCCTGGAACTTCTTACACAGTAGTTGTCGGAGCAGGTGGTGCTACAACTACTAGTCTTCCTAATGCTGGTGGTAATTCTTATTTTGTTTCCACTTCTGTTGTTAAAGGTGGAGGTGGTTCAATTACTGATACTACCGCAGGTGGCACATTTACTGGCGATGGTGGTGGCAATGGCGGTGCTGGAGGTACAGTAGCAGCCGTTCCTGGCTATGGCGGTGGCGGTGGTGGTGCTGGAGGTTATTCTGGAAATGGTGGAAGAGGCGGTAATGAAGGTAATAATGGAGCTGCTGGCGCAGGTGGTGGTGGCGGTGGCGGTGGCGGTGGCACTGTAGGTGCGCCATCAGGAGGTGGTGGTGGCGGTGGAGTTGGTATATTTGGTGAAGGTTCTAGTGGAGCAGGTGGTGTAGGAGCAAATAAAACTTTACGTGCAGGTATTGGCGGTAGTGGTGGACAATCTGGAAATGGCACTTATGATGGTGGACAAGATGGTGGCTTGTATGGCGGTGCTGGCGGTGGCGGTAATAACTCAGGTGGGGCGTTTGGTGGAAACGGAGCTGGTGGTGCTGTTCGTATTATTTGGCCTGGAGCAACCCGTTCTTTCCCATCAACAAATACAGGTAGGATTTAATGCCTAATTTAGGACAACAGTTACAAACTCCACCGATACCAAAGCTTGGTACATCTGGAGGGGCGTATTCTGCTGTTCTGCAAAACCAAAACAATAGCGTTTTAAATACCTTCTTTATCAGATTGGTAAACGCATTAAATACTGTCCTTGGAATTCGTGGTGGTAAGTATTTAAACAACCCTTATGGTGCTTTTCAAGATTCAACAGATCAGACTGCCGCCAATACAACAACTGCCTATGCCGTTACATTTAATACCACAGACTTTTCCAATGGCGTGACTATCGCTAGTAACTCAAGAATTACTGTTGCAGAAACTGGAATCTGGAATTTACAGTTTTCCATCCAACTAAAAAACACCACAAACGATGGTCAAGATGTGGATATTTGGTTTCGCAAGAATGGCACAAATATCGCAAACTCAAACAGTAGATTTCACCCTCCTCCGAGGAAAAGTGCTGGTGATCCAAGCCATATCATTGCTGCATTGAATTTTTTTGTTGAAATGGTTGCTAATGATTACGTTGAGATTATGTGGAGAACTGAAAATACTGGTGTAAGTATTGAGCATTTTGAAACAAGTACAAGCCCAACAAGACCCGCAGTTCCTTCAGCCATTGTTACAATGAGTTTTGTATCTAACTTATCTATATAAAAATGGCCTACATACCACTACAAATACCGCCAGGAGTCTATAAGAATGGTACTGATTACCAATCTAAAGGACGTTGGAACTATGCAAATCTAGTGCGTTGGTTTGAGGGAACTATTCGCCCTGTTGGTGGATGGAGAAAGCGAACTACTGACCAACTTGCTGGCAAAGCCCGTGGGTTTATTAACTGGCGTGATAACAGTAACAATAGACGTATCGCTATTGGTACACATACAAAACTTTACCATTTGAGTGAGTCAAACGCATTAACAGACATTACTCCAACTAGTTTTACAACTGGTGATGCTGATGCTGTTCTTAAAATTGGCTATGGCTATAGCACTTATGGCAGCTTTGCTTATGGTGTGCCAAGGCCAGATACAGGCTCATTTACTGCTGCCACTACATGGAGTTTAGACACATGGGGTGAGTATTTGGTTGGTTGCTCATCTAAAGATGGAAAGCTTGTTGAGTGGCAATTAAATACTGCCAATGATGCTGTTGCTATTACCAATGCTCCTACTGGAAATATTGGTCTTATAACTACTCAAGAACGATTCTTGTTTGCTCTTGGTGCAGGTGGCAATCCTCGTAAAGTTCAATGGTGTGACCAAGAAAATAATACTGTTTGGACTGCTGCTGCCACAAACCAAGCGGGTGACTTTGAGTTAACCACAATTGGTTCATTGATGTGTGCCAAGCGTACCCGTGGTGCAACCATTCTGTTTACTGATGTAGATGTCCATGTGGCTACTTATATTGGCCCACCTTATGTCTACAGTTTTGAGCGTATTGGCTCATCTTGTGGAGTGATTTCCAAGCAAGCAGTAGCCGCTACCGATAATTCATGTATTTGGATGTCAAACTCTGGTTTCTGGATATACGATGGTTTTGTAAAGCCATTAGCCTCTGATGTCGGTGATTATGTGTTTACTAATCTAAACACTCAGCAAGCATCTAAAGTTTATTCAGTTCATTTGTCTACTTATGGTGAGATTTGGTGGTTTTACCCAAGTTCAGCCAGTAATGAGAATGATTCTTATGTGACTTATAACTACAGAGAAAACCATTGGGCTATTGGCACTTTGGATCGTACTTGCGGTACAGACAGGGGGATATTCTCTAATCCTTTGTTGGTTTCATCTGATGGCTATATCTATGAGCATGAAGTTGGTTATGCCTATGATTCACAGACCTTGTTTGCCGAGTCTGGACCCATAGAATTAGGTGCTGGCGATAGAGTTTTAAGCCTAAATGGTTTAGTCCCTGATGAGAAGACTTTAGGTGATGTAAAGGCTCGATTTGCCACCAAGTTTTACCCAACTGGCACTAAATATAACTATGGTCCATACACAATGGCTAATCCTACTTCTTTCAGAATTACTGGCAGACAAATAGCAGTAAAGCTTGAAGGAAACACATTATCTGATTGGCGAGTTGGCACTATCAGATTTGATGGAAAACTAGGCAGTTTGCGTTAAATATATTATGATTGACCATGATTCTCAAGATTGGCGTGAATTAAGAAATGCTAAACTGTTAGAATGGTTTGGTGGCAACCAGAGTGCTGTAGACTTTTTAGTTGCTTTATCGGGTATAGCTGAGTTATGGGATGACTTAGTAGATAAAGATAAAGAGCCTAGCAGAAAAGACATAGATATTGTCTTTTGGAATGCTCTGGTGACGCTACCTACAAATGAGTTCTTTAATACTAATAAGGCGTTTCTAATGCCATTAGTTATTCAGAGTATAAATGCTTGGCAAGACTCTGTAGAACTTGAACGTGGTAATACCAACGACAGAGCCTATGCGCTCACATTGCGTATTATTTCACTACAAATAGCACCAATGATAGTCTTATTGCTTAGAGGACAAGAAGCAATGAGAGATGTTAGTACAGAAATGTGGCGGTATTTCACCTCACATGATGATGCAATTAAATGGATACAAGGGGAATAATATGTCTCTAGGCGGTGGAAGCTCAAGTTCTCAGCAGTTAGATCCTGCTCTGCGTGATCTATTCTTACAAAATTATCAAGGTGCACAAACTACTGCATCTGGATTAGCACCCCGTCAATTTGCAGGATTTACTCCAGAGCAAAATGAGGCGATGCGTATTACGGGTCAATTTGCAAACCCTAATAGTGAAGTATTTACTGGAATGCGAACTGCATTTGGAACAGCAGCAGGTGCGGCTAACTACAATCCTCAACAGGTAGCAGCGCAAACATATGGGGGTGCTGTTGTTGACCCTGCTGCATTAGCCCAAGCCGCACAATTAAACAGAGGTTCAATTCGTGATGTTGGCGCACAAAATGTAACTGGTCAACGGGTTGCACAAGAGGCTTTGGGTGCTATTGCTCCACAAGCTAGAGCTAATATTCGTGACGTTACTGCTGGTTCATTCTTGAATCAGAATTTGCAAGCGTACATGAATCCTTTTACGAAAGCTGTTACTGAACAAAGTTTGAGTGATTTAGAGCGTTCTAGACAACTTGAGCAACAAAGAACTGCGGCTCAAGCTACTGCGGCTCGTGCTTTTGGTGGATCTCGCCAAGGTGTTGCAGAAGCAGAAACTAATCGTGCTTATGGTGAAAATGCTGCTCGTTTACTTGCCCAACAGAACGCTGCGGCTTATCAAGCGGCACAACAAGCTTCTGAAGCTGATTTGGCTCGTTCAATGCAAGCACAGCAGTTAAATCAAGCTCAAGACTTGGCAACTACTCAGCAATCTTTACAGTTGGCTGGTCAGTTTGGATTGGCTAATCAAGATGCGGCTCTAAGGGCTGCTTTGGCTAATCAAGGTGTTGATTTCTCTACTGGTCAACTTAATGCTCAGAATGCTCAACAAGTGGCTCTGGCTAATGCTCAAGCCCAAAATGCTCGTGCTGCACAACAAGCAGGTTTGTATCAACAAGCAGGTTTGTCTAATGCAGATGCTGCTTTGAGAGCAAGTTTAGCTAATCAGCAAGCAGGTTTGACACAAAACCAGTTGCGCTTGGGTGCTTCTGGACAAATGGCAGATATTTCACAAGCTGGTCAAACTATGGGTCTTACTGGTGCAAGAGCATTGGCAGACCAAGGTTTGCTGCGTCAAGGATTTTCACAACAAGAGTTGGATGCAATCCGCAATCTTCCTTTGGAGCAACAACAGATTCTCAATCAAGCATTGGGTATCAATGTTGGTGGTGGTTCTGGTCAAACATCTACAACTACTTCACGCCAAGGTTTGCTTGGTTTGTTTGGCATTGGTTAAGGAGTAAATTATGCCTTTTAATATTGGGTTGTTATCTGATGCCGCATTGACGGGCTTGTCTGATACTGAAAAACAAGCAATGCAGAGACAGGCTACTCAGCAATTCTTGTTGGGAAGTTTGTTAAGTGGTGATCCTGGTATTGGTTTTAAGTCTGCAATGGATATTCCATCTACTTCTTTAAATATGCAGAAGATGATGCGTGATGCAGAAATTGCTAAACGTCAGCAAGAAGAGCTTGCTGGATTTACAAGTAGATTTGCTCCTACTGAAGCACAAGCAACTAGAAAAGCATTGAACGCTACTTTGGGTAGAGAGGCAGATTTATCTAGTCCATACTCTTTAGCAAACAAACTTGGCGCACCATTAGGCCGAGTAGAGCCTCAACTACTTAACCAACCAATTGATTATCAGCAAGCATTAACTGAATCAATGCGTTTAGTTGGAAATCCTGCTCAACCACAGATTCGTGAAACTTTAAAATCAATGATGCCTGAACTAAAAGATGGTTATCTTGTACAAGGTGGAAAAATTACTGGTTTTGCTCCCAAAGTTGATACAAAAGCTGGCACAGTTACAACTGGAACTATGCTTGATGGGCAGCCATCTTTTCAAACAAGTGTGCTTCCAGGTGCAGCTCAAGCAGCGGCACTTAATACATTACCTGAATTGCAAAAAGGTGAGCAATATGCTTTCGATAATAACCGAAATGTTATTGGGATTATCAATGCTAATGGTGCTTTACAAGCTTTAGCGGAAAGAACAAAAACAGAAACTCTAGCTCGTGAAACCAATACTCCTCGTGCAGGTTTTACAACATCTGGTGCGCCAACATTTGTTTATCCTAATCCTCCAGGCGTTACTGGTGGCGTTGGACAACCAACAGGTGTTGCTAGACCTACTACTGCTCAACCAGAAACTGGTCCTAGTACAGCACAAACTGCATTGAATGAAGCGTTTAAGCCAATTCTTGCTGATGCCTACAAAGGCTATCAAACTGCTAAAAAGACAACTCCAGTAATTGACCAGTTACAAAATGCTTTTAATGATCCAAATTTTGATACAGGATCATTTACAGATATTAGATTGAAACTAGGAAACATCTTTAATAGTTTGGGTGTATCTGGAGACAGGACTAAACAATTCTTAACTAGTGGTATTTCTGCTCGTCAAGGTGTCAATGCTTTAACTGGCGAAAGCTTAACTGAAGCAGTTGGAGCTATTTCTAACTTTGAAATTGGTTATTATGGTCAGCGTAACGCTCAAATTACAGACCCTAAAGAATCAACAAACTTTAACTTAGCAGTTTTGCGTGAAGCAAATAAACGTAAGCAGGAGTATTACAACTTTGTTTCTGACCCTAAGAATGCTGGTCCTGATGTTATTGCTAAATGGGAAGCATCTCCACAAGGTCAAAAGCAAATGTTTGAAGCACCAGGTTTGCGTAAATACTTACCTCAATTCCAAGTTACTGCTGGCCCTGACAAGGGTAAGACTGCTTATCAGTTGCCTAGTGGTGTTTATCGAGTTTATGACTAATGGCTACCAGAGAACAAGTATACGAATTTGCTAGGCAAGAAGCCCAAAGGCAAGGCGTTCCTTATTCTTTTGTACAAAAGGTTATTCAGACTGAATCTGGTGGAGACTTCAACGCAATAGGACCTAAAACTAAAACTGGTGATCGTGCATATGGTCCTATGCAGTTGATGGCGTCTACTGCCAAGGATCTTGGTGTTAATCGAATGGAGTGGAAAGATAACATTCGTGGTGGCATTAAATATTTAGGCCAACTGACACAACAATTTCAAGATCCAACATTGGTTGCTGCGGCTTATAACGCAGGACCTGGCAATGTTCAAAAGTATGGCGGAGTTCCTCCATTTAAAGAAACGCAAGACTATGTTGAGAAAGTTGTAGGTACAAAAATGGCAACATCTAGAGATATTGATCCTTCATTAATTGGTCAACTTCCACAACAAAGGCCAAATAATGCCAATATTGGTACATCTGATATTGGTAATATAGTTGTTCCGCAAGTTGGTTTTCGTGAAATTGATCCATCAATGATTGGACAGCCAGTTGTTCAACAAGCCCCTGCACCGCAAAGTACGGCATTTAATCGGTTAGGCAATCAAGCGGTTAATGAAGTTGGTCGGACTATTAGGTATGGATTGGAAGGCGCAGGAGGAATTGCTGACATTGTTGGATCACCATTAAATATGTTGATTAACAGGGCTACTGGTAGTCAGCTTCAAAACCCTAGCCAAGCAATGTCAAATTTTGCTAACTTACTTGGTTTACCGCAACCAGAAACTGGTTTTCAAAGAGGCATTGCCAATGTTACTCGTGCAGTGGCAGGTATTCCAGTAATGGGCGGTGTTGGTGGACTACTGCAACAAGCACCCAACTTAACAGCTCAAGTAGTTGGTCGTGGATTGGCTGCTCAACCTATTGCTCAAGCAGCAGGTGCAACAGTAGGTACTGGTTCTGCTGAAATAGCTAGAAATGTTTTCGATATTCAAAACCCATTAGCCTTGCTTGGAATTAACTTGGCAACAGGTTTACCTGCTAGTGCTGTTGCGGCTCGTGCAGGAAACATTCCTTCTGGCACACGTTATCGTGATCCAGTTACTGGGCAGATCATCGAATCTGCGGCTCAAAGAGGTGTAAATATTGATGTGGGTGATGTAGGTGGGCCAGGTGCTGGTACGCTTACAAAATCACGCCAGTTTGGATACACAACCGAAGCATCAAATCAAGCTAAAGCAAATCAAGTTAAGAGTTTGATTGAAAGAACAACTGATAAATTGCGTCCTGCTGGAATGAAGGATGGTGGTGAGAAAAAGATTATTGCTGATGATTTGCGTCAACAATATAAAACTGCAAAAGACAATGTTAATCCTGAGTTTAAGCAAGCTGAACTATTGGCTGGTGATGACATTATTCCATTGCGCAATACCAACCAAGCAAAACTTGATGTTGTAAAGCAGTTTCCATCTACTTCACAAACTCCTATTATTGAAAAGACAATTGAAAAATTAGATGCTTTAAGTCAAAGTGGTGGTGGTTCTTATAAAGAACTGCGTGACTTGCAATCTACAGTTTTTGCAGAGTTAGAGCGTGTTCGCAAAGGTGTAGTACCTGGTTCTTACAATGAAAAACAAGTTAACGCAATTAATAAGCTATACAAAGGTTTAGCTGATGATGTGGACGTATGGGCTGCACCTGCTATTGATGCTAATGGAACTAAGTTATTTACTCCTGCTGGCGCACAACACACAAAAGCAATAGAGCAATTCAAGCAAACTGTAGTTCCATTTCGTGAAGACCCAAATATTTATAAGCTTGTATCTAGTAGAGCTGGTATAGATGATATTGACTTAGCGGCATCAAAGTTTAATTTTGATACCAATCCTGCAACGGCAGAACGTGCAATTAGTTTAATGTCTCCTGTTGGTAAGCAAGCGGCTCAATACTCCATTCTTAATGATGCTAGAAATAAAGCTATAAACCCCGATGCAGCTACTGGATTCTCTGCGCCTGCATTTACTAGAACATTAAATCTTGGCAGACCAGATGCGCCAACACCACAACGTACAGCATTTTCAAGCAATCCAGAATTGTTAGATGAAGTAACTTTGTTAAGAGACATTGTTGATACAACTCGTAGTGCTGTTACTCCTAAAGTTACACCCGCTACTGGTGCGCAGTTATTACCATTTGTAACGGGCGGAATGGGCGCAGCAGGTGGAAGCCAAGCAGCGCAAATGCTTGGATTTGATAGTGTGATGGGGGCTGGTCTTGGTGGCTTACTAGGTGCAGCTTTAGTTCCTCCAGCGGCAAACAGATTAGGCAATGTATTGGGTGGTCAAGGTGGAACTAGATTCCTACTTGGTGAACAATTGCAAGGTGCTGGCGGCATGGGTGGCGCAATGGGTCAAGGTGTAAATGCTGCAACAACAAACCCAGAAAACTTTATACCACCCGCAACAGGTCTTTTGGACTTGTTTAGATAAAATGAAAGATTGGCTGCTTGCAACAATTGCGGCAGTCGGTATGGTTGCCCTTGTTATTTGGTCATTCTCAGTAATCATCTGGGCATGGACTTAATTAGTTTTTTACTGGCTGTATCTATTGAATACAGATGTACCAAGTGGATCTGGGTTGGGGATGTCTACAACCGAAAAGTCTACTGTATTGAATGGAAGAAGGTAGAAAAGAAATGATTCCTATAGATCCAATGACAGCTCTAGCGGGTATTCAATCCGCTATCAGCATGGTCAAGAAGGCGGCTAATGTTGCCAATGACCTAGGCTCACTTGCGCCAATGATCGGGAAATTATTTGACGCTAAGTCTGTAGCTACAAAAGCCATGCTTCAAGCCAAGCAGTCTGGCAAAGGCTCAAACATGGGTACGGCTTTGCAGATTGAGATGGCACTAGAACAAGCTAGAGCGTTTGAAGAAGAGTTAAAGATGCTCTTCATGCAAACAGGAAAGATTGACGTATGGCAGAAGATTAAAGCCCGTCAAGCAGAGATGGACTTAGCAGATGCTAAAGAGATAAGCGCATTAAAGAAAGCAGAGAAAGAAGCTAAACAGAAAGAGCAAGAACAACTAGAGATTGGCTTGGCAATAGGTGGAATCTGCTTTGTTTTGTTTCTAGTCTTTATTGGTGTCAATGAGTTGATGACATTCTGTGAAGCAACAAGAAGGTGTGGTCGGTGAATGAGTATCAAAAGACCTTTGACTTGTGCTTGAAAATCTTCGTTTACGGGGTAGTGGCTTTGTATTTCTTGGGTTTTCTGAAGTTCTTACCTGATGATCTGTCTGACAGAATTGTCAATCTTCTTCTTGGAAAGGTTGGTCTTGGTAAATGAAGTACTTACTTGTATTTGTAGCTTTTATGCTACATGGTTGTGATGAGAAATATCGCTATTTTTGCCAAAACCCCGATAATTTCCATGCTGAACAATGTCAAAAACCTAGATGCCAGTTCACTCAGACTTGCCCTGAGTACTTGGTTGCCCCAATCTTGGAGAAAAAAATCAATGATGTCCAACCAGAAACCAAAGCTAACAACTGAAGAGATTGAGGTAAGGATATGGGGGTTTGTTGTGATTGCGGTCACACTTATCCTCATGTTCATTGTTGCTGCTTTGCTCTACTCTGTGACTTTTGTCACTCAGCCAATCAAGAGTATGGCTCCGATTGACCAAGCCTATACCAAGATGCTAAACGACATTGTTCTGTTGATCGTGGGTGGTATCGGTGGAGTTATTGGTAAGCGGGCTATGTCAAGTGCCGCCAGAGCGTTTAATCCTCCAACGCAACCAATGTGTCAACCAATGGGCTATGGAGGCTCTATGGGCGGTTTTAACTCGTCCTATGCCCCTCCGCAATCTGCATATGGTTTGCCTAGTCAACCATTTGGTGCTATGCCTGTTTGGAAGAACCCTGAGTTAGATGAATCTTGGACACCTGGACCACCTCCGACTACTCCTCCAGAACACTTGGAAGATAACGAAGAGCGTGAACACATGGCAATGGCTAGAAAAGAGGCTGAATAATGTTTCCCATACCTTTACCTTGGTTAATCGTAGGTGCTTTGGTATCTCTCTTTGGTACATACCAAGTTGGACACCACTATGGATGGCTAGAGCGTGATAAGGACATGAAGATTGCCATTGCCAAAAAGAATGATGAAGCTCGTCAGATCGAGCAAAACATGACTGAAAAACTTTCTCAACAATCTGCCAAACTACAGGAAGCCAATGATGCTATTAACAAAAAAACTTCTGCTCTTGCTGTTGCCAATCGTGCTGGCAAGTTGCGCCTCTGCCCCCCAAGTAACTTACAAACCACCTCAAGTACCGCCTCTGCCAGCGCAGATCCAAAAGCAACCAGCCAATCTGACAGACCGACTAATGAACCTTCTGATGCCGAAAGAGCAACCATTGACGC